CTACTTTATCTTCTTTGCAATCTCATCGCCAAGTCTCTTGATGAAGTTCACGCCTGCAATGCCGTTCTCACTGTACCCCCACTTTTTCAGCAGAGTATTCACGGCTTTGGTTGTGCCTGTGCCATATATGCCGTTCTTATCCATGCCTACATTGTGAAGCTTGACCGCCTTTGCAAGAAGCAGCAGCTCCTTGAGCGCAAGTACGCCGTTTGTTTTGTCTCCCTGCTTGTAACCTGTTTTGTCAAGCACTTTTGCACTTATCTTGCTCTGGTCCTTTGGTCTCAAGAAGCCTGCAATGTGGTCATAATTGTGCTTGACTTTCGTGCAGGCTTTTCCACTCCAGTTCTGGTCATACGAATAAAAATAGCTCGTGTTGCCCTCACCGGTGCAGATTGCTATGTGACCCCAGCCGTCATTCAACGTGCCTGACCATATCGCTACGTCACCCTTTTTCGGCACAAAACTTGGTGTGTTCTTTACCTTTGTGAAATTTGATTTCAGCCAAGTGTTCTTATCGAATAAATCCCAAAAATGGTGTGCGTCATACCAGAAATTCTTGATACCTGAGCCGAAGACCTCGGCGAAATACGCTGTTGCAAGGTCTACACACTGTTTGCCTGCTGCGCCGTCATAGTCAACCGCTACGCCATTGTGCTTCTTGATAAACTCATCATATGTCATTTTCTATTCCTCACTTCCGTTTGTATCCACTTTGTTTTCAACTGTGATTTTAAGTTTGTGTACGATCTTCACCAAGAATGACGGCAGTGGTATACCTATCACCGCAAGATTTTCCAAAATGGAAATACACTCGTTGATGATAAACCATATCGTCACGATAAGACCGAAGTAAAAGCTGACGTTTACTTCAATGCCTATCTGTGAAATTCCTGAAATAAAAAGCCAATCAAGTACGCCTGACACTGCCACCACAAATATGTAGCCGACTTTTTTGAAAAGCCCTTTAAGACCGACACGGCTTGACAGCTCACCTCTGTTCCATGCTTTCCACATACCTGTAATGTAGTCAATGATCATCACAAGCACTAGAATGACTATAGGTATCGCCATGACACGGAAATACGCTGACAACCCTGCGGCTATCGCTGATATGATGATTTTTCCTGTGTTTTCTTTCATTACTGTTCCTCACTTTCGTATGATTGTCCTGTGATTGTTGTATACTCCTCCGCCGTTATCCACTTACCAACGGCGGCTTTCACCATAGCAGCCGACCACAAACGGCTGTCATAGTATCTCTTGACTTTGATGTAGTTCTTACTCATCACCGCTCACCTCCAGCTCCACGCCACTGAGCATAGCCAGAAAATCAACGTTTGCCTTTATCCTGTCTATCTCAGTGACCTTCGGCTTGCGGAAATTGTCTTCCGTCAAACCCAACTTTTCTACCATAGATTTTTCTAAATCCGTCATGTTGTACCTCCCACTTCTGACAACTTCACGATATACTCTTCCTCGCTCGGCACAGGTATCTGATAGCTGTCGCCATTGCCGTTTTTGAACGTCACACTACCCCCTGCTTCCACGCTAATATTTCGCAGAAAATCATCATCAATTAGACCTGAAATGTCCGTTACGATTGGCGTCGCCAATTCATAGTACAGCATAACGCCTGACATTGCCTGTTTGAATGCGGGTGCGTCGGTGTAGGCGGTGTCCTTGATCTGAATTTGTGAAACTGCTGTACTATCTCCGTCTAGCACGATTGTTTTATCGACAAATACAGTTGCGTTTCTAGCAACTGTTATATATTTACCGCACAATATATTATGAACAATCTGCCCAAACGCACCTAATTTTTTAAATCCAATTGCGGTAGCTGGCGCATAGAAATAATCTCCTACTGTCTGGCTAGATGTTATTATCCACGTCAGTGTCCCTAAATCAACCACCCCTATGCACTGATGGTACTGTTTATTTTCATAGTCCACGTAGTTCTTAGCCTTTCCAGCCGACCAGCCATAGCCAGGCAGATTACGGATAGCTCCTGGGATAGCGTATTCGTTGCGGTGATATGGGGTGTAGGCTGTGGCGGTGTCGCCTAGTTCAACTTGGATATCATATCTTGATAGTAATTTTGCTAATGCTTCGTCTGTCTTAGGATGTATAAATATATCTGTACATAATGCGTTTTTGCCATGAAATGTGGAAAGGTTACTATTGTTACTATTCAAACCAGAACTACTCAATATCCAATTAAATTCTGTAACACTGCTGTCCAATTCACCGACATCATTAGCAAATCCAATAGATATTCCAGATACATCCACGCTTGTATTTTTATCTATCAAACTCATAACCGCCTTTTTTCCGTCAGGAATGACATCTGATATATACCGATAAGACCTGCTCAATTTTGCAGAATTAAAATTGAGCAGATTCTTCCCCTGTTCCACAACCTCTTCCACTCCTGCGCTGACAATTTCGCCTGCACAGTATGGATAATAGTCATTTGGGAACATAGCTTCAAATTCTTCCACGCTTGCAGGCTCGTTGCCTGTGCCGAACATGGCGGTCAGGTCATATAACTGCAATGTAAATCCGTATGTGCCTGCGGTTGCGCCTGCGAATGCACGAAAATACAGCGGTGGAGGACTACCTATTCCTGATGATAGTGTGTATATGCCAGTTTCTGTATTAGTGTAATATCCGCTACCATTCGACAGATTCACATTGTTGTTTCCAAAACGTACTGTTACATAGGCGTTAGGATTATTTGCGTTTCTGATACATTTTCCTAGCACTTTATGTCCGATTGCCCGTGCGATAGGTGACGTATCACCAGCGATTTGTTTCAGCCATTTTTCTTCGGTAACATCTTCATCAATTGTTACTGTGACGTGGATTATGCTGTCTGGTATCAGCTGGTTAAACACAATCGACCTACCGCCAATATTCTTCACGCTCATCAGCTTACCGCCTGTCGGCGCTGTCTTCTGATACGCAGTATCACTGTCGGTTTCAAACCTGTGTGTCACGCCATTACCCATATCGTATAACGCATTTACACGCCGTTGCAGTTCTTTGTCGGTCAACTTCACCGCCGATATCTCAGCCGTGTTTTCTGCGATTTTTCCGACAGCAGTTGTGTAGTCCTCGGGCAGACTATCAGTCACCTCCTGCGCCGTCTGTGCGGCTGTTTCAGCGACTGTGCGGTCCTCTGCGACCTTAGCGGCGTTGTCTGCCACTGCTGTTTTATCCGCTGTCACCTGTGCCGCCATTTCAGTAACCGCCTGCCTATCAGCCGCAGTGCTGTCGGCATTGGTCTTGGCGGTCTGTGCATAGCCTGCTGTAGCGTTTTTATCAGCCGTAGTCTGCTGTGCCGCACTAGCCGCCAAGTCAGCGGATATTTTGGCAGCGTTCTGTGCAGTGGCCGCCTGCTGACGTGCGTTTTCAGCGTCCTGTCTAGCGGTATCAGCCTGCGTTGCGGACGTTTCAGCCGCTGTCTGCGCAGTTTCGGCACGGCTTGCCGACTGTTCTGCGGTATCGGCTGATACCCCTGCGGCTGCGGCGGACTTAGCGGCGTTCTCTGCGGCTGTAGTCGCTGTTTCTGCGGCGCTGACAGCGGTCTGCATATCGGCGTGCGCCTGTTCACCTATTGCCGAAATGCGGTCTAGTGCGTCAACCGCAACATCAGGTGACGGCACGGCAGTATCGCCGATTGCCGCACCGATACGCAGGCGGAAAATGCGTGATTTTTTAACCAGAACGTATTCGTCGCCCGACAGTTTCTTGGCGGCTATCTGACAGCTAACTGTCTGCGCCGAACGCAGTATATCAGCTGTTGGTGTCCATGTGCCGTCCGTGATATCCACTTCATACGCCACGCCGTCACCGTAGTCTATCGTCAGCACATAGCGGTCTGCACCGTCTATCTCCATGCCCTCAACGCTAACAGGGCGTGCGTTTGTTTCGCCAACGTAGCCCAGCAAGGCGTTGTTTAGCGTAGCTTCGTAATTTTCGTTTAAACGTATTACCATTGTATCACTCCTCTGCAATAGCGATATAATCTATCTCATACGTGCCTTTAGGAACGTTCGCCGTTGACGAGCCACTATTAGGACCCATACAGATCTCAACGAAATAGCCGCCGTTATAGTCATAGACGTGGGTGCAGAAATTCTTGTACGGATTAGGCGTTGTGCTTTTCTGCCTCAGAGTTACCACGATCTCTTTCGGCACGAAGTCAAGGTTTAGCGGTATGCTTACAGTAGACGTTGCCTCAGAAAGCACATACTCTACCGAGCCGTGCTTTATCTTTGATTGGTCAAGTTCGTTGACCGCCGTCTGCACTGCTGTAAGTGCGTCCACGAATGCCTGTCTTACCTGCCTGCCCTCAAATGCTGTCGATACAGTTTCTATAAAAGATGTAAGGTCTATGTTTGCCATGAAATTGCCCCCTTTTTTAATCAAGCGTGTGGTTTTCTGTCGAAATGCTCTTGCAGTAAATCTCACCAGTTCCGCCTAAGCAAACCACAGTGGGTTTGTTGTTTTCATCACAAATCGTAAAACTTCGCTCCGCCGTGTTCATAGCAAAGACTTGTTTGCCATTATCTGTATACGTCGAGATATTGCCTGAATTACTGTCGATATTTACCTTTAATTCATCGTTCCAATAACAGTTCATAGCACCTGCCTGTAAGACAATATGACCGCCGATCGTACTGTTATCAATGCGAATTTCCAATGGACTTATCTTCAATGACCATTCGTTATGTGACAACTGTATAGCACTGGTGGTCTGATTAGACGTTTTTATATTTATCGTGCCGCCTGTTATATCTGCCGATTTTGACGACAGCCTATTGGCGACAACTGTTCCGTCCTCAGATACCGAAAAAGTACCTGAGCCGTTATTTATCTTTAAGCCTGTTAAGGTCAGCGCCGTAATGAAGCTTGCGACAAGGTTTCCGTCAATAGTCCACGCATTTGTATATGGTCCTGTTTTAGCTGACCCGCCGTCTGAGGACTTCCAAAAGCCTAACCCGTTCTTATTCAGTTGGATACAAGCCTTGCAAGTATTGATGTCAGCCGTGTCCATAATCAAAATTCTTTCGGGCTTTTCGGACGGGTCAAGAATGACGTGTCCGCCCTCTGCACCTGTGATAAACTTCGTCGCATTCTCTATCTTGCTGTCTATGACCTGCCTGTTCCGAAATTCCGAGTTATCTATAGCGGATTGCAAACTCTGAGTTTTCGCTGTCATAAAGCCCGAAAGGGTTTCAAATCGGTCACCAAAGGTCAACTGGGAAGCCTGCGGATTGTCAAGGTCTATGGATATGCCTACAATGCGCAAGTCCTCATCTATGCCCATAAGGCTGTTTTTCACTCTGTACCAACAGCCAAGTTCAAACTGCTCGAAGCTCTTATCAATCCTCGAAAGGTCAAGAGCTGTTATCTGATACTGCACTTTCGCACGATTGACAGATTTAAGATACTCCTTGCCCTTGCTAAGAAGATTACTTGCAAGGGTCACATCGTCCCATATCTGTGTGCCGCTTATAACGCCGTATTTTGCGATAAGCGAACTGTCCTCTATGTAATCCTTGCCGCCGTTCACAGTTCCTATAGTCAACCGCTTTTCGCTGTCTGTAAGCTTTGCTCCAAGAGGATAAAGACGTGTTATGACCGCCGTTTCGTCCACTTCTCGTGATATGGTTTTAAGGTTGACCGCAAGCTCTATGGTGGTATCAGTGCCGTGTCCTATGTTCTCCAGATAGTCAAGATATACCTTACCGCCTTTATCTCTGAGCTGTATCTCACCGCCGAATTTCCCTATTAGCTTGTCTGCGATAACGTCCATTGTCTTATCCCAATTCGCAGTATATGTGTAGTTGTTGCTTGCTGTAACAGTGACCTGTCCAAGCTCTATGCGCTTATCTGCACCCACCTGAGAATTGTGCTTTGACAAGAACGAAGAAAGCACTGTTGATATGCCTACCATTTTGTATTCTACATACGGCTGAACACTGTCATAAAACCAGCCTAAACGCCCTTCACAGGTGACTTTGCGGCATATTAGACCGCTTTCGTCCATGCTGTCAGGACACTTCAAGACCCTGCCTATAAAAATGTCCTTGTCAGTGCTTTCATCATAGACCTTGACAGCCGTTGTAAGCGGCTTCAAGAGGTCATAGCCTGCATTGTTCGGATATATGGTAAAGCTGAAACTATCCACAGCGTTGATAGACTTTGCTACCTTGCCGCCTGATATGCGGTCAGTGCCGTCACTATGTATGACAGTGTTTTCAGCTCCGTTTGTGATAATAACTACAAACATTTACAGCACCTCCTCATAAAGTTTGAGCGTAAGTGTGCCGAAGCCATACGCCGCAAGAGTATTCACACCAGGCTGTAAAGTCAGCTCGTCAAGGTCAAATTCTTTTTCTATGTTGCGGTATACGCTTGCACTTACTTCCTCGCCATTAAGTGCAAAATAGGTGAATCCCACGCCCTTTGTATCGTCCTCTGAACGCTTGAAAAAAAGACGTGGGCGTATAGGTCTATCAGCATATGAATAGACTTTCAAAATCGCAGGAGGGGCGTAACGTGTTTGTTCTCTTGCTGTCAGCGATATATCCGTCAAGTTCAGATAGTCGGTCTCAAAATTGAAGTTGTCAAAGCCAATATCTGAGTAATCGTCGGAACGCAGAAAAGGATACGTCTTGAAGTTCACTGTCAGATCAGCGGTGCGCCGAGAAGTGAACTCAAATGCAGAAGTATCAAACACAGCCGTTGCTCCCACAAAGTGATAGTCCGTAAGAAAGCTTATCCTCAGCTCGCCCTTTGTTCCGCTGAGCCAACGGACAACATCACACTTGCGGCGATAAAGTTCGTTTTCATCTTTTGCAGAAAGGTTAAATTTTATTGTGATATCACGCTGTTTGTAAGTGCGCTCGCCTGCCATTTTCGAAAAGTCGTAAAAGCCGTTCATAAACGGCAAGGTGGCTTCTATCCTGTTCTCCTCCGGCTGAGATATGTCAACGCCGTCCTTTTGGATAGTCAGCCCGAATTCGGTGGACTTTCTGCCGCCAAACTCTATGTATTCCTTAGACACTTGCAAGCCTCCTTTCATTGCTTGTGACCCTCTCGCCTAGTTTTCCGTCCACCTTTGAAGTGAGCTTGTCGCCGTCAAGATAAATGTTTCCTTGCTGTGCAAGCTGTGGGAAGTAGGTTTCCAGGAGGGTGATTATTCTGTTCATGGTATCATTGTCGCCGTTATTCACACTCTTTTCAGGAAGTGCCGAAAAACTTGGCGGTATAATATCCGTATCCATAAGCGGCTGTAACGACCTATTGAACTGCATTGTGATAGTGTCCTCATTTTCTGCTATGCCCTTTGCAAAAAGGTCCATCATGTCAGGCGCAAAGGTGTGGAAGTTTGAAAGAGGACCTTTGTCAGGCTCAGAAAAGCCGAGAAAGTCCTTGACGCTTGAAGCAACGTCACATACAGTGTCTTTAAGGCTCTGCCACTTCTCCTTTATGCCGTCTATAAACGCCTGTATCATATCTGAGCCCCACTCCTTAAAATCGTTCCATTTGCGTGAAAACCAATCTGTAAGATCAAGCAATTTGTCTGATAAAGCGTCTGATACAGGTGCAAAAAAGTCCACCATACCTTGTGCAATTCCCTTGACAATTTCAACAGCTATAAGTATGCCGCTGGCAAGAATATCAGGAAGATTTTTTACTATCTCTTTGGTTAGGGTAAATACTATTTTAAATGCTGCTTCTGTAAGCTTTTTAGCTGTATCACTATCAGAAAGTGACATTGCTAATGTATCAATGATTTTGACAGCGCCGTCAACAATAAGATTAATATTGTTGGCTAATGTTTCTGCTATTGTTACGATTATCTGTGTAGCACATTCGATTATCGCAGGTAAGCTGTCAAGTATAGCCTGCAATATCAATGGCATTTGCTGCTTTATCGCTTCTGTAAGGTCGGGCAATATAGTTGGCAAAGCCTGTGCAATAGTGGTTATGATAGTTGCCAACGCCTGCACAAGAGGACCTGTGTTCTGTATAAGTGCTGTTGCAATGGTTGTAATGGCTGTTATAGCCGCCTGCGTTATCGTGCCGATATTATCAGAAATGCCTTTTACGAGAGCCTGAAATATCTGCGTGCCTGCTTCTATGAGTTGCGGAAGTAGGTCACTCACAAGCTGTGGAAGCTCGGCCGCTATGTCAGGAGCCAGCTCGCTTATGAGCGTTGTGACCCCTGAAAGAGCCTGCTTTATGACAGGCAGAATGTTCTTTGCAAAGGTTTTTACTGTACTTACCATTTCCTTGATAAGATTTTTCAGGTCAGCGTTTTTGTCGCCCATTCCTGCCATAAGGTTTGCCCACGCTGCTTTCACAGAACCAAGAGAGCCGGAAACTGTTGTTGCCGCTTCCTTTGAAGTTGTGCCGGTGATGTCAAGGTCGGTCTGTACCTTGTGGATAGCCTCTATCATTTTGTCAAAAGACACGCTGTTGACGGTCTTTTCATTGACTTTTATTGAATCTCCGAGCACACCTGAATCGTTGATGAGCCTTGCCATTTCCGACTGTGTGCCGCCATAGCCGAGCTTTAAGTTATCGAGCATGGTGTAATTTTGCTTTGCAAAGCCCTGATAAGCGTTCTGGATAGAAGATATGTCCGTGCCAAATTTGTTAGCATTGTCCGACATATCCACCATTGCTTCATTGGCTATCTCAGCCGCCTGTGCAGTGTCGCCACCCAAGCCTTGCAAGAGTGAAGCAGAAAAGCTTGTGACATTCTGCATATAGTCATTAGCGGATATTCCTGCGGTCTTGTATGCTTCACTAGCGTACTTAACAACAGTATCAGCGTTATCCTTGAACAGCGTTTCGATACCGCCTATATTCTGCTCATAGTCCGCATATGCGCTTGCAGAACTTTTGACGATAGCGCCAATGCCTGCACTTGCTGCAGATATGGTCGCCACACCTGCCTTTGCGGCAAGTGCAAAGCCCTTTTTTATTGTGCTTCCAAAGCCCGAAACGACCTTGCCGCCGAGAGAGCTTCCAAACTTGTGACCCTCCGGCATACTTTCTCCGAAAGCCTTTTTGAGTTCTGACGCAAGTCCCTGCATAGACGGAACTATCTGCACATATGCCTTGCCAAGCTGTGTGCCGTTTTCTTCTGCCATGTTAGCCCTCCTTTCCTAAGAGTTTTCTTCTTGCTTCCTCATAATCCTCACCGCTTTGGAACGCCGTTATCTCGCTGTCGCTGTCACTTCTGCCTATAAGCTTTTCAGCTATGGACTGCGGTGCGTTCACGCCCTTTTGACCGTCCTTTGTCTGCGACCAGCAAAGCCATTGCAGGCGGTCAAATATCAGCGCAAGCAATATCTCTGAAAACGAGCCGTCAACGCCGTTGAGCCTGCGTTTGACCCGTGATGAGCTGTCAAGACCACAAAGAAAAGTCGCCACCTTTCGTGCAGGCAGCGACTTGTAATCGTATATGTGATAATACTGTGCCATATCGCATTCAAGCTCATCGGGATAGCGTTCCATGACAGCGGCAAGGACTAGGAGTTTTTTGTCTTAGGTGTCTGGAAGATCTCTACGATAAGCTTTGTTATCTCTTTTGCTGACACATAGCCGCACTTTTCTCTTATCTTCGCAAAAGCTTTTTCTTTCTTGGTCCCCAGAGCGGCGTCAACTACTTTGACATATGCAAGAGGGTCGCCCTGTTCGCACTTGCCGACAGCTTCGATAAACTCATAATCGTCAAGCGTCTTCTCCTCTATCTCAAACTCAAATCCGCTCTCTGTCTTTCCTGTCAGCATGGTTTACGCTCCTTTCGTTGCACTGTTCACAACAGCCTGCGTATTGCCCGCAGACTTCTGTTCAGCCGCAGCCTTTTTCATGTACTCATAATGTGTATTGCCGTTCTCGTCAGGTGTGGCTGTGATAGTCAGCTCATAACCGATAGCCTCGTTGTCCTTGTAGGTGATATCAGATATCTCCGTCACCTTGCCGTTCGGGATAACGACACGTTTGAGTACGTTCTTTTTCAGTATCATATCAAATACGAACGCCTGGTCTTCATGCTCTGCGCTGTTGACCTTTATTGTCAGACCCTTATCGAGGTCGCCCTCAACGTTGGCAGCGTTATAGACAGTTTTCAGCACATCTATATTGGTACACTCTATCAGCTTCACTTTGAAAGTATCCGTCTTTTCCGTCTGTGGTGTATCAACGATATCTCCGCCCCAAGCCTTAATGTTCTCTGTAGAAATGCCTGAACTGTTGGTCACGCCGTCCTCTGAACAATAGCCCAAGCTCTTGAACGCTGCGTCAAGTGCTGTAGTAGCGTCCGTCGGCAGGGTAGAGCCTGCAGAAGCTGTGAACACCGCTCCGCCTACCTTTGGCTTGCCTGTTGATACGTTATCCTTATTGTTTGCCATATATTATCACTCCTCGTAGTAGGTTATATCAAATACCGCCTGATAGCGGTATCTCTTTGTTTCTGTATCTGTATAGTTGTAGTCTGACGTGCATACACAGCGGCATATATTCCCCTGTGACACGCTTTCAGCCATAGCCGCTTTAACTTTTGCGTTAAGTTCTGCCGCTCCGTACAAGCTCGCTGAGTAACTCTGAACGGCTATTGTTGCTGAGGTGATAAGGTCATTCTCTGCCGAGCCTAACTTGTCGATAAGCACATACTCTTTCGGTGGCTTTTCAGGTTCTTCAAGATAGATTGGAATATCAAGCTCTGCTCTCAGCCAATCAAGAATTATTTTCTCTATCACTTGCCAAGCACCGCCTTTAAGAGTGTGTTATCTTTAAGATTAGCACGCTGAGCTTTCTTTGTCTTAGCCTTGACGATAGCAACCTTACGGCGCATTTTCGGATATCTTGTCCACACTATGGTATAAGATTTATGCCCTGTGCCAAGCCTCTGAACGGCTCTGTCAGCATAGCCCTTGACCATATTTTCAACAGGTGCAGAGCAGAGAAAAGCCGCAATGCCGTTATGGTCAAGCTCTATCTTAACTTTACTCATAGCGCTCCACCTTTACTTTCTTGTTCCATTTCAAGGGGATATTATCATCAATGCCCTGCGTAGGGATACCCACAGTTTTGAACGTCATTCCCCAGAACTCGACTTCTGCGTTCTCCCATGTGTGCGTGTCGCCTTTCGGTATTGCAAGCACATAAGCTATGCGTTTGCCTGATAGGTTAAGTTCGTTTACAACGTCCTCTGCGGACGGCTCGCCCACAAGCACGTTTTCGACAACTTCCTGAGATACCTCATATGTGGGTCTGTTGAAACCGTCAACACCTGTCTGCGTTCTTACAGAAAGCTTAACAGGTATGCCTTTGATATTTAATCTCATACGTCATACACCTCCATAGCTCCGTATCTCTGCCTCATAACTCCCAGCTCTTTCAGCTCGTTCCTGAGAAAGTATAACTGCTGTCCTGCGTTGAGATAGGTCATTGATACCGAATAGCCCATAGCCGACTGTGAAGCCTGCGAAGCCGCAGGAGAGCTGTCCGCAATAGCGTCAACAGCTCTCAGCGTGGCACGGACTATGATATCCTTTGCCACAAGCTCTATGTCAGGCTCATCAGCTATCATAAGGTCAAGATCTTTGCCATATTTCTTGCAGGCGGTCGAAAGTTTTGCGCAGGCAACAGGCAGCAGAGCCGCCGCCTTTTCCTGCTCCTCAGCCGTGAGCTTTCGACCGAGCTTTATAACGTCCTCGATAGTTGCGTACTCTGCCGCCATTTATGCCGCCCCCTTATTCAGCCGCCGACTGAATGACAGCGAATGCGGACTTATCGAGAATGCCCCAACCGATATATGCTTCGGCTCTGATATATACCTGATTGTAGCCCTTGAGATCCTGTCCGCTGTTGTCAGGGTCGCCGTACTCGATAATTTCAAGTGGAATATCCTTTGAGTAACCCCACTTGAACGCCGTTGCAAAGTCGCCAACGATAGCAAGGTCTTTGCTTGAATTGAACGAAACAGTGTTGTTTGTAACAGTCTGAATGCCGTTCATTGAGGTCGGCGCATTGCCCCAAGCAAGGTCAGGGTAAATCTTTCTGCCGCTTGTGTCCACTATTTTTGCAAGGTCAGCTCTGAATGACGGCGCCATTGTAAGACCTGAGATGTCATACTCGTTGCCCTGTATTGCGGCGATAGCTTCCTCGATAAGAGCGTCAGGTGTCTTTGGTGACTTGCCGTCCTGCTTTATCACAGTTACGCCGTTGTCAAAGTGGTTTGTGCCGATAAGCGCAGAAGCTGTCTTAGCTCTCGGATTAACGCCGTGAAAAGCCATGATGTCAAGGGCTCTTGCCACTTTCTTTGCAAATCCGTCAGAGAAGTTTCTCAGAATGTCTATCTGAACTTCCTCAGAAGCATAGAGAAACTCGTCTGAAATTCGTGAGCCGTATTCAAGCTTAACAGGAACGATAGTCACAGGTGCAAGCGCAACGCTTCCCCTTGTCTTTTTGCCGTTCTCAGCCACGAGGTCAGCCTCATCGTCCATTGTGAAGACGTACTCTTTCTGTCCGTTGAATGCGATAGGTGTCTGGTCGCAAAGAGCCGCCAGTGATGACTTGCCCTTTACCTTGTCAAAAAGTTCTGTTACAAGAACAGGTTCAAACTTATTTTCCTTTGAGAGGATATCTGCCATAAATATTACTTCCTTTCTTTACTTTGTAAGACCTGCAAGCAGCGACTTATATGCCGCATTCTTGCCGTCTGCGTGATCGTGTTCTGTGTTGCCAAGAGGAGCTGTCTGCTTCTTGCCGATAAACTTTGCAAATGTCTCAGCGTCCTTCTTGATAGCTTCTTCTGTGTCTCCCGAAAGCTTGTCTGCAAGCTCATAAGGGATACCGTTTTCGTGGGCAATTCTCATTTTTACCGAGCTGGTCTCGTATGCCTTATTCTTTGCCGTGAGGTCTGCGATAGCGGTGTCCTTTTCGGCAAGTTTGCCTGTAAGGTCGGTTATCTTGCTGTTAAGGTCGGCTGTCTTTGCCTTGAAGTCGTCAGGGGAAATGTATCCCTCAAACTGCTTCTTGACTGTATCTGTGTTGCGGTCAAGCCTTGCCTTTATCGCATTGTCAAAGGCTTCCTGTGTTGTGATAGCTTCAAATTCTGCCATAGTGTTTTCCTTTCCCCGCTTTACCCTGCGGTATAGGTGATATAACAAACTGTTACCAGCTTATTTTCTGTACTTTCTTCTTGTCCGCTGCATTAGCACACGCCCAATGAGCCAATACAACGGCTTCAAGCAGCGATATGTCAGCGCCCTCAAGAATTGAGGCATAGCCAAAACCGCCGCCTGAGCTTATGGCTCTGTGTTCACAGTTGGCAATGACCTGTTCCAAAGACGGCTGGTCGGCGTGACAGATATTCTGCGCAAATACCCCACGTTCAAAGCCTGCTGACGAGGTGATTATATCAGCGACTTTCGGCAGGATAGGTTTGTGACGTATGCCTGCGTTTTTCATATCAGCCGCCAAAAGAGATTGCCCGTTTGCTCCGTCAATTACAGTTTCACGCATATGCGGATTGCGCAGATATGCGATTATCCAATCATTGCCCTCTCGCACAGGGCGGCAGTCGATAGCCTCGACAAATATTTTGCCGTCCGCTGTCTTTGCGGCAACTGCAAGGGAAACATTGTCTGTGACCTTTGCATATTTAATGCCGAAAAACAGTTCTCTGCTGATATCGGGCTTACCACTGATACAAAGTGCCTGCCATTCGCCCTTGCTGATAGCCGACTTCTGATTATAGGTCAGCCAAAGCCCAAGTCGCTGGATATTATCGTCCACCTGATCGTCTTTCGGGTCGCCAAGCTCTGAACGTATCTTACGCTCGGTTAGGATAGTGCCTAAAGACGGGTTAGTAGCATACCACAGCTCAGGGTCATGGGCGTTGGTGAGCTTCGGCACGGACCATTCAGCCCAGCCGTCGTCACCGCCTTTTCCTGATATAGTCGCTTGCCGATACTTTGTGAAAACTGTACCGGCGGACACCATAGTTGGCGGTGTTCCACACATCAAAGTCTGAGGGTTGCGGCTGTCTGTGACGATATATTTTAGGGCTGTTTCTTGGTCTGTGGTGTATTCCTGTGCTTCATCTATGATAAGCAGGTCATAGCCCTCGCCAAGTCCGCCCTTGCTGGAACGTGTACGGAAGTTGATAATTCCGTCGCCTTTGAGCCATTCTATACGCTCCAAGCCGAACTGCTTTGTGGTCTTGAAGTCCTCTTTTTCGAGAAAGCCCATTTTTGCGATAAGGTCGATAATCTTCTCCCACGCCGAATGTGACGTTGTAGTTCGGTGGGCGGTGTAAAGTACACGTTCGCCATTTTGCAGACCATAGATCGCACGCATTATAAGCAGCTCCGACTTGCCGTTACGTCTTGGTATCGACCAGCCGAACTTCATGTGTTTCCACAAGCCTTCCTCGTCCACCGCCATGATGTCATAAAGCATAAGCTCCTGCCATTCCTGTGCGGTGCGCCCTGACTTGTTATACATTGCGATAGCCTCGCCGCCTTTGGTTTGCTCATAGGGCAGCACTACCGATATGGTGGGGGTCTGCCTGCCGACTCTCTTATCCTCAATAGCTGATTACCTCCTGTCCTTGCTTTGTGTGCCAGCTTTGTGCAAGCTTTATATCTCTTTCAAGAGTTTTTGCTCTCGTTGGGTCATTTGACAGATTGTTTATGCACTTGTCAAGATTTGCAGGCATTTTAATGATTTCGGCGTCAAGCCTGTTTGACAAGTCACTTATGTATTTATCGTCTGGAGATGAAGATATAATAAAAGCATTTCCCCATGCTCCTTTTCTCGCAGCGATATCTTCAAAAATTGTATTACGCAAATTAAGAACAATATCAAGTATATTGCTGTGGTCGTCATGAACGTTCTTTCCGTCAATAGCAGAGCATATCTTGTCCATATCAAAGACAATATCGTTTTCACCTTTATGCTTTTCGGCATAATAGCTTTTGCCGCTGCCTGGACTTCCACTAATTATAAATACTTTCTTTTCGTCATTGTTTCCGAAAAGTTTTCTTAATGTTTTTTGATATGCCATTTTTGAAGAACTGTCACTCATTATCAACACCTCCTTTTAGGCACGAAAAAAGCACCCTGTTAAGGTGCTTGGTTTGATATTTACTTTGTCGATTTGACCTTTTCAGCATTGGATAAAACTATACTCAATGACCTTTCACAGCGTATCAGTGCCGCAGCATAATCAGCATTATCCTTTATCTTCTGAATTTCAGCTCTGATGTTCTCGATATCACTCTTAGCTCTACACAGCTGCCATATTGTACCTAGGTCAAGTGCCATAATATCCGTCCTTTCTGATTTTGGGTATAAAAATACCGCCTCGCCGTAGCGGAGCGGTCATGTTTTTTATTCGTTTCTGTTCAAATCCAGCTCTAAAGCATACAAAAGAATGCTTTCATAAGAAACATCTTTGCCATTGTTTATATACTCAATGAGCTGTTCCCTGTCAGCCTTTGTTTCAGCGTAAACCAAAACACCGATAATAAAATCACTTTCGGTAGAGAACTTTTTTAACTTTTCAATTAAAGTCAAGTCTGACTGTGTAACTTGTTTATCTTTCAAATACTGTTCCAAAGTCATTTCAGTTTCTTCCTTCCGATTATTCTGTAATTACCAAAGCCGTTATTTTCGATAAGGTACATATAGTTGCCAATGGGCTTAGAAAATACTTCTTTGAGCTTCTGTTCTTCCGAAATATGCGTTGCGATCTCACTCATAACATGAGCATATTCATTTGCCGACAGTTTAACAGTTGCAAAATCGCTGCTTTTCTTGGCAAAATACTGCATACCAATCTTTATTGTATCACTTTTTATAGATTTGTCAACAAGTCTGATAGGCTCTTTTGTAACGACCTTGTTTTTCAGCCTTATCGGCTCTCTAGCCCCCACCTTTTTCATGCGTTCAAGTTCTTCATCAGAAACGTTCCACTTGGTCTTATCCCACACGTTCTGCGCCTTTTTGCCGTTAAGATATGTAACAGTACAGCCGCAGTTATCATGCCTGCGGTAAACATCTTTCGGAACATCTTCGGGATAATGATATTTGCCTGCCAGCTTTGCACACCATTCACAACAGCCGCCATGATCGTTGCGGATAATGTAGCAGTCAAGCCCTGCGTCAGAACGAAATTTCACGTTTGTTTGCACATAATCGTTGTAAAAACTCTCTGTGATGTTCTGTGCCGGAGCTGTCATTCGCCGTATCATCACTTCTTCTGCGATATCAGATATAGAAGCCGCATTGGCTACCGCCTGCACACGTTCTGTAGGAAATTCAGCCTGTTGCGGTCTGATGTGAATGCCTGCTTGGTTGTCAAGAGCTTTCTGACAAGCGGCAACAGCAGAATTGATGATATCATAGTTATCTTTCAGAACGCCCGTGAGTATGGTATCGGCAATATTGTAATACATCTTGCCGTCAGGCAAAGCACTTGTACTCACATATGTACCGATAGCCTGTGAAGCACGCAAACCAAGCTGTTTTGAAAGCAGGGCGACTTCTTCCATTTTGGCAGTGCCGCCCTCTATTTTCTTTAAAACTGATTGAATGTACTTATCAGCCTTGCACGTCTTTTGAAACTCAGCTCGTATTTTTCCAAGCAGTTCTGCACCGATGTCAGCCATTGTTTTCACCCTCTATGCCTGTGAGCTGACGGATACCCTTTGCACCAAGATAGTCAGGTACAGCTTGATTTATCTTCAAGATAGCGTCGCCCACGCCTGAGAGTGTGGCAGAGTCAGGCTCGAAGATAGGAAGCCACTGCGGTTTGATGTCACTGAAAGCATAGCGCATATAAGCCGTGTTATCACGAACGCAGGCGGCAAGATAAGCCACGTTAAGAAAGCCGCTTCCGAACGTTCTCTGAGCCTTGCGTGCGGTAAGTCTGAGGTTTTCATGCGCCGCACGGATAGCTTCACAGCTTGCAGGATTGGAAGTTGCAAAGCCCAAATCATCAAGGGTAAGACCTGTTTCTCCTGCGAACAGTGAAGCTATAGATTTAAGCTGTTCAGAGTATGGTGACATGGACTGCTGCTGGAACTGTCCGACAGTAGGATTACCGCCGTCATCATCTTTGGTGATAGTCAGCAGTGATGACATTGTTGCGCCCCACTTATCCATTTTCTCTGCGTCGTCAGATAAACCCAGAATATATTTTTGCGGAAAGCTGTAAAACTCGGCTGACACTTCCGACCGCCTGAGCGTTCTCAACGCTTCCTGCACAAGCTCCATACACGCCCTTGATATCCTGCTGTGACCGAATGGGCGAACAGCGTCGGGACGGTATATGATAGGCACAAGCAGAGGATAAGGCGCAGGATTGTCATAGATCTCAACGTCATAACCTCTGCGGTATATCTCCGTCTGTTCAGCGGTGAAGTAAGCTTCAATAGTAGGGCTGCCCTTATCGTCCTTATCAAGCACCGCATAGCCCTCACGGAGCATATTCGTGATAGGGTCGATTATGCCGGTAGCATTGCCGCCGTCAATGACCTGCAAACGAGGATACCCCGTTTCGTCAGCCGAGATATACACAAAACAGCAGGAGGACACCAACGCCGAGAGGATAGCGGAATCAAACAGCACGTCACGATTATTGTTGTCGAATATCGTGTCGATATAGAACTTATCGTCCTCGAAGCTGTCAAATACTATCCTGTCTGCAAGAGTATCAACAGCCTTTGCACACCAGCCAAGCACAGGGCGTATCCATTTATAGCTTGGCGGTATCATTCTGCCCATGTCACTAAGGCGATTTTTCATGTGATAGTAGTCATAGCGCACCTTGACCCTTGTAGCCTTTGAAGAAAGCTTCTTTTTCAGGTATGCCATGCCTTTGTATTCGCTCATTTTGTATATCCTTTCCAATTATTTCAAGTCTGCGAGAAATATAAGCAGTGCGGCGGTGAAGGTCTTTTTTGACCTCAAAAGGGGGTATACCCCCATATTTGTTAATATTTTGTTAAAAATTCTTCCAATCGTAACATTGTGGTAAAATTCGGTTGGAAATTACCTCCAAGGACTGGTCAAACACCTGTTTTTCTACCAATTTGTCAGATTTTTGGCGATTACAGCACCAATGTGCCAACTGCAGGTTTGAAATGTCCGACGGGTGACCGCCTTTTGCTATGGGTATGATATGATCTATGCAAGCCGACAATGGGTGCGGATATTTCAGTGAAAAGTCAACAGGTTTTCCGCAGATACCGCAGATTGTTTGCGTGGCGTATATCTTTTTCTTATTGATACGAAACTGCTGTTGGTGTGAGCCGCTCCGGTCTGGCCTTGGTATTGGCATTGTATACCTCCGTGCAACGCAAAAGCGACCGCAAAATGCAGCCGCCTTCGTGAAAATAATTTAAGGAGTTTTGTAAATGGTGGAGCAGATGTTGAGCTGGCACGCTCTCGACCTGCATAGCCCCTTACGGGGCTTAGAAAATTGGAGGTGACTTCAATGAAAGTACAAGTCTGAGGTACATCTACACTTTCCTCAGTTTAAATTATAACATAGTAAAAAGTCACAAACGTCACATTTATCATGTTTTTTGCAAATATCTTTGTATACGCATTTTGATACAGCTCTCTGACATTCTCCCACCGCTTACCTGCATTGCTATCTGCAAGTACGTCTTACCCTTGATGAATTTCAGCACGAACATTCGCCGTGTCTGATAGTCTTCTATCCCCTTGATAAACTCCTCAATAGCCCTCTGCTCACGCTCTAGCCGTGCCTGCTCGCACAGCAGTGAAAGTGTATCGCCGCTTGGCAGAAAGCCGTCTATGCGTGTGCTGTGGGGTGTGTATGACGGTGGCGTGCATACGCTGATAGTGTCGGCAACGTACTTGCCTGAAAGCTCTGCCTTGATGTCCTCAATGGCTGCGGCGTTCCTGCGGTAGGCTTTCAGGCGTGACATGGTCATTGGGTCAGCCATTAGCAACACCGTCCATTCTTGCTCCGCAAAGTGGACAATAAGTCGGGAACGTATCGCCGCATATTTCTTCTAAATCGCTTGCATAATATTCTGTTTTACATTCACTACATCTTGTACAGCCGTTTTCATACATTAATTCTGTGCTTTCCCACTTTCCGTGCCTTGCTTCCTGCACGTCTGCGGTAGGTTCATCATCAACCAGTTTGCACAGGTTATAATAAAGTTCTTCTATGGTCATATCCCAATCAAATATGCTGTCTGTTTCCGAATCAATAGAACACTTTAACTTTTCTGCGTCAATATATCTTGACATTGTTATACCTCCTCAGTTTGTCAATACTCCTTAATCCCCAGCACAACATACCCATTCTTTATTCCCCAGCCGTTGAGGATATATGTTATCTTGTATGTATGCCCTGATATCTCGTGTTCTGCGTGTTCTCTTATTGTGCCGTCCGAGCTACGATAAGACGTTCCGTCAGTCGGTATAAATCTTATCAGATCTCCCGTCTGAAAACCTCTGTCATTCTTTCTGACCTCGAAAGTTTTCTCGCCGCTCAGAACGGCGTCACAAAATTCTATGCTAAGTTTCAGATCATGTGTTTTCATTCTTTTGCCTCCTTACATCTCAACTCCTCCAACCTGCAATACACCAGCGTATTCCCACAAGTCTTGTCAGCGATCTCCGCCTGATAGAAGAATTGACCTGTCTTGCTGCTCTTGCGGATAATGCACCCTGTCAGCTCGTAGCAATCAGAGCCGTTGTAGCTTACCCTGCGTCCAAGACTTTTCTTTACCTCGTGTATCGTCATAGCTCCTCTATCCTCACATAAATACCTGGCGTGTTCGCCCAGAACTTCTCGCATATCTCACTCGCCACAAGCTGGTCATCAGTCCAAAAGTCAAGCTTTGTCATACAGTCCTTGAACATCTTCTGCAAGTTGTCTGTGTCAGGCTTGTCGGTCTTGTACTCTCCGTCCTTGTGTTTGCCGTCATTTGGGAACAGCCACTTTGTTATCAGCCTTATCCCACAGATGTATTTCTCGGACGGTATGTGCCTTGCAAG